GCTCAATCAAGGCAAAACAAACCAATTCCCACCCAACTGTGAAACCCACCGACCTTATGCGCTATCTCTGCCGACTAATCACACCGCCGAATGGAATTGTGCTTGACCCATTCATGGGGTCGGGTTCAACTGGCAAGGCGTGCGCGTATGAAGGATTTGATTTTATCGGGATTGACCAGTCAGCCGACTATGTAGAGATAGCCAGAGCAAGGATTGAGTTCGCTTTGCTTCAAGAGGAGACAAAAGAGATGGAACTACCGTTTTAACGGTCTGGGGGTAGAATAAACCCATGGAGAAAAAAATAGGCAAGTATTGGTTTAACTGGGGACGCAAGAGTGGATTTGGAATTGGATTTGAGTTCAGCAAGTATGGCTGGTCAATTGACCTTGGGTTTTGGTATATCGGACAAGAGTTTGCGTGGTAACAGCCGTGGTTGAAAAGAAACCAACCTCAAAGAAACCACCAACAAAGAAAAAACCTGTTAAACCTCGCCCTGTTGGAAAGCCAACAATATTAAATCCTGAATTGCAAGACAAGATTGTTGAGTTGATTCGCTTAGGTAACTACGCCTCCGACGCCGCGGGTGCTTGTGGTATCAGCAAGGGAACTTTTTTTAATTGGTGCGCTCGCGGTAAAGACGAAGCAGAGCGTAGACGATTATTACCCGATGCTAAATTACTTCCTAATGAGGTTAAGTATTTAGAATTTTTGAACGCAGTAGAAAAAGCACGGGATGAGGCGACGGTTCGCAATGTTTCAATCATCCAAAGAGCAGGACACGATGGGACTTGGCAAGCGGCGGCATGGTGGTTAGAGCGCACCCGACAAAATACTTATGGTCGCAAAGAGCGCTTAGAAGTTACTGGTCAAGATGGAGAAGCCATGAAGATTAGCGTTGATATGGGTGAGTTGGAAGAAAAGATTGCTCAGGTTATTGCGATTAGGCGAAAGAATATAGAAATAGAAGAATGAATGAGCGCCTAGTAGACAGAGTTCTCGGGGCGAGTATTCAAGAAAGAAATGAAATCTATCTATCGCTCACTCAAGATGAAAAATATGCGCTCGGGGTCATATTGGATGCCGAAATTAAAAACCCTTGGGCTAGATATGAGCATGACCCTATTGGTTTTGTTCAAGAAGGTTTAGGCGAAGTCTTATGGAGCAAACAAAGAGAGATTTTACAATCCCTAGTAGATAATAAAAGAACGGTAGTTCCTGCCTGTCACGCGCCTGGAAAATCTCACTTAGCGGCGCGAGCAATCGCATGGTGGATTTCAGTTCACCCGCCTGGAACGGCAATTGCTATCACAACAGCGACAACTTTTAGACAAGTGCGAAATATTATGTGGGCGAATGTGCGACGAGTTCACACAGCCAACAATCTTGCTGGAGAAATCCTGACTACGGAATGGAAAATGGATGGCACGGTAGTTGCCTATGGATTTTCCGCATCTAATAATGACGAAGCGGCGGTTCAAGGTATCCACGCGCCTCACATGCTTGTTGTTGTGGATGAAGCGGGTGGAATCTCGGACATGATTGGTAATGCCCTTGAAGCCCTTATGACAGGTGGACACACACGGCTTTTGGTTTTAGGTAATCCTCCAACGGATGCTGAGCAGACTTGGTTTGAGCGAATCTGTTCCTCGCCTATCTACAATATCTTGCCCATATCTGCCTATGACACGCCAAACTTTACGGGTGAGCCAACAGGAATGTGTAAGAGTTGCCCTAACCATGTGGAGCCTCACAGCGTTGCAACACATCTTATTGATAAAACATGGGTTGATGATGTTGTATCCGAATTCGGAGCAGATTCGGCTTTTGCTGAAGCCCGTATTCATGCAAGGTTTCCTAAATCTAGTACGGGCAAAGTTATCCCTTACGCATGGGCTGAGCAATCCTTGGAAAATGAAACTCCTCTTGAATCTAACATTATTCGCCTAGGAGTTGATATTGCCTCCGACGGTGGAGATGAATTTGTTATAGCCCTTGCAGATGGATACACGGTGAAATTGGTTCATCGCTCATCTGGCAAGATAAATGCAAACGCGGTAGATGTAGCGGGCGTTGTCATGCGAGAGATTGAAAAGGCAGTTGAAATTCACAGCGCTAGAAAGATAACTGAGCGGGTACGGGTCAAGATAGACACCATTGGAGTTGGATGGGGCGTTGTTTCTTTATTGGATAGATGGTGCAAAGAACAACAAGTACGCGCCGATATTGTTGGGGTCAATGTGGCAGAGCGTCCCAAAGATGCCAATAAGTTTAAGAATCAAAGGGCAGAGATGTGGTGGAATACCCGCCAATTATTGCAACCCAGAGATGGGCAACAAGAATTAAAACTAGATGTAGACAGGCAAGTTCTAGCCCAGTTAGCAGGTCCGTCCTATAAGAGTGATTCATCTGGAAGAATTCAAATTGAGGCTAAGGCAGATATGAAAAAGCGCGGAGTTCATTCACCCGATAGAGCAGAGGCGATTCTCCTAGCGCTGTACGAGAATAAAACTATTCACGCGCCAATGTCCCCATTATCATTCACTCAATCAAATCCGTGGACGCTATGAGAAATTACAGTTCTGATTTACGATATGACTTGACTAAAAAACTAGGCGATGAAGCCGAGCGCGTCGTAGATGCTTTTTTTACACAACCCATAGTTTATATTGAAGTTAAAAGAGATATGCGCTGGTGTGAAACAGGAAATATATTTGTTGAAACCCATTGTTATTACCAAGAAAGCGGAAAGTATGAAGAATCTGGGCTTCTCGTAACCAAAGCGACCAGTTGGGTTTATGTACTGGGTCAAAGTAAATTAGTTGTTCCGCCCCATATCCTATTAACTTTAATTAAGCGCCCAGATTCCATCAGGAAGCCACACCCTTATGGAAAAAACCCAAGTTGGGGCAACCTTCTTAAATTGACCACAATTCTTGCCTATACGCAAGAATTAGAAAGAGAAAATGGAGAAATTTAAGTCTTTATATTGTAGATTTTCTTCCATCTTTTGATGATAACGCTTCCCGTTTCTAACCCGTATTTATTAAGCAACTTTTGACATTGCCTCAAAGTTAAACCCTTGTGTGGATGAGATGACGAGAGAATCCCCTTGCCAAACTCATCCACTAGGTCATCTAATAGTTCTTCAGACACCGAGAAAGTTCACTTCTACATTCTCGTTGTAGACGGTTTCAAAGAGCAATCGTCCACCTTCCCAATCTTCCCATTCTCCGTCAGAGGTAACAACTACTTCTGCACCGAGTTCTTTCTTGAGCAAGATAAGGCTTGCAGTTACAGCGGTGTCGTAAGGCTTGCCAGCGGTTTTGGTAAAGTCGAATCCTGTATCCCCAATCTGGAGGACAAAGTTTTCGTGAGCGCCTTCGCCAATACCATTGAAGTTGATAACCGTATCGGTTGAATTATCTTGAATGGCAATGCCAGCCTCTTGAGCGGTACCGATAATTTGCTTAATGCCCTTGGCTAGTTTGCTAAAGGCATCTGCGTCAATTGGTTTATTGATTGTCCAGTAATGTGTGTATCCCATTAGTTTTTCTCCTCTACTTGAATTTTGATTGCTTCCTTAATCTTCTCGGTATCTTCCTTGGATACCCCGACACCGAGAACTATCACATGGTCATCAAACCAGTTAGCCATTAGTTGTCCTTTCCATAGATTTCAGAGTTGGTCTTGCCCTTGAGCAACAAGTCCGTGACTATCAAAGAATCGTTGGCTTCAAAAACGGCGAGTGTGTGATACTTCTCAAGGTCTTTGAAGTTGTAACGCTCCACTTTGACAGTTTGAATTTTCTCGCTGTAGTCATCCTCTGGGCGCTTGTCTGAATATCCTAGATTGAGTTGGCTAATTTCAGTTGTGTAATCCCCATGAAATTCAAGACGGGATTCTGTGACGCGCGAGATGTAAGCCTTAGTGGTTCCGTAATACGAAGTTCTAACTGTTACGCGATAATTGCCATCTGTGTATTGCTTCGAAATTGTGCGGTCAGCCTTGTTCACTTTGGTCGTTTCGACGACGGTTGCTGTTGTCATTATTAAACTCCAATCACTTTGTAGGAATAACCAAACTTTGTGTTAGTGGCAACATTGCCCTCAAAATTCCAATCTCCAGCCTTATCAAAGCCAAGAAAAGAACCCTTAGT